GGAGTAGTTACTTCAGCAACACCTACGCCACTAATGTTGATCTGAATAGCGTTTCTACCGTTGTCTTTTACTACGTCCTTCTCAAAAGCACCCACTGGTAGTATACGGTCCATCACAAGTTTCCAAGCAGCAGCCTGATTCTTATGGTCATGGTCCAAAGCAGCATCAAAAATAGTCTCTAGGACCCTACGTGACTTAGGTGAAGCCAGCATACGAGCCTTGTACTCATTAATTATCGCTGCGTCACCCTTGGGTCGGCCTACTACACCCTTGTTTCCGGGCTTTACAGCGGCTACTTCTGACTTCCGGGGTCTGCCACGACCTCTTTTTTTAACAACGTCGGTCATAACTAAAATTATCCCTCAATATGTCTATAGTATACCATAAGTTTACACGAAAGTCAAGTTATTTTAAGGGTAAAAGCAGTAGAAGTACAAACACGAGTATAATCAACAGGTTACATGAGTTTAATTTATGGGTAATATTCCTAATTTTACCTTATTTTGTGTCTAGGTAGCTACTACAAAAGTACAACATATGTCAACCCCTCCCCCGCCCCATGTTTTTCCTAGGGTTTGACACGAGTTGCGCCCTGTGTTAACCCCAAGAGTTGGCATGGTTCTTGCAGGGGGCAACACGAGGCAACTTGGCATGATGTTTGCATGGGTTGACAAGTGTGTGGGCCTATGTTGGACCCCCTAGAGCTACACCACGAGCTGATAAAGTCGGCACGATTGTTGCTACGCGAGCTATCTATTACACGCGCACACGCGACTAGCATACGTCAACCAGTGCAGTCAATAGTCTATTTGTGGTATTATTTACTCTTTACATCTTGGGCTGTATGGACGAATATACACACATGGCGAGACGGGGACCGAAGCCACCCCCTAAATAGGAATGATTCTTATGAACACATTAAATAGAACAGAAGTAGCAGACCTCATCGCTGAACTACTGGACGCCAATTGGGACTTCGACCACGCGTGTCGGAAAGAGCGAGAGTCGAAGGACGCAGGTTTGTCATACCTTGAAAAGCTATACAAGGAAGATCAACAACCTGCATGGGACAGAATGTACGCGGCAGAGCAGGCATTGGAAGGACTGGGCATAGACGTTCGAGAAGCCCAGCGTAGACTAGACACACAACGCAAGGCGGCATAGGGAGCAGTTGACTAATCGCAGGGCATCCTGTAGGGTGTCCTTCAGTGAGTCAACACACGAGCCACGGGAGGGCTTTAGACCATGCAACTACGACAACTAGGCAGTAACAAGACAGAGGTAGAATTCACCGACGGCACCACTGTATTCTTCAGCTACGAGACACCAGTAGCACTGCAGACAGCAGAAGGTGACTACTTCAAGACAGAGGACTTCTGGAGTGTCACCACGTCCAAGCATATTAACCAGTGGCTGAAGTCCAGAGGTGCGGACTACTGCGACACATTGACACAGGACAGCATCAACGAGAGGGCTACGGCATGAACATAGGACGCTATACAATCTGGTACAACCACGAGGACCACGTCTGGGACATCTACGACGGACGCAAGGGGTTCAAGTACCCAGAGTACACCATCAACAACTACTCACGGCTCCTGTGCGGGTTGAGAGACAAACTAGGGTTTCTAGACACTGACAAGAACCACAGACGATTCTGGACATTCATGCGATTTATGAGGAGACTACGACATGTTTGAACAATGGCAACCATTTTGGGACGTTGTGCTACTACTGACAGCGTCGGGTATCATAGTTACATGGCTATACATCAAGGGGGACATTGACCTCGATGATTGAAAACAGCAAAATAGCAGTGCCTTGGACTTTACTGGCTATGCCGTTTGTGCTACCGTTTACAATCTACGTGGCTATGAGCCTACTACCTAAACGAAACAAGGGAGACAAAGACACATGATATACTGGGAACCACTGCTATGGACCATAGGAGGAGTACTAGGGGTGTGGTTCATAGGACTACCGCTCTTAGTAGGTTGGATTACATTTCTAGAGATGATAAAGGAGGACACAGACAATGCCTAGAGAAACATGGGAAATGTGGGCAGACGAGTATCAGGAGTACTACGAAGACGAGACTCCTGTGTACCCTGACGATATTGAGGAGTGGAAGAAGGAGGAGCAGAAGGTAATAGACGAGCTACGAGAGCGAATCTATAGGCAGTACGGAGGCAAAGGGAGGGTTCCAGATGACTTTTGAGGAATACGAAAGGGGTTACTATGGGGAGGACTCTGGGGACTCTTCAGAGCCTCCTGAGGACCCTGAGACACACGCCATGCTAGAGCATCTAGTCGAGTTTGAGACTGAGATGTACCGCTTGAAATGCCGTAGACGGCTTAAAATTTGTACACGTAGACAGCTAGAGAGACTACTAATTGAACTACACGGAGAGGAGTGGAGAGATGCGTTGTAGAGCCTGTAACAGAATACTTGAGGAAACTGAACTAACCAAAAAGGACACACATGGTGATTTTCTGGATTTATGTGGTAATTGTCTTTCTGCTTCTGCTTTTTCGGGACTAGACTCAGATACTATGGAATATTACCAATATGAGATATTTACAGAGGACGAAAAGTATGATACCCTCTACTAAGGTATACTTAGGTATATATACTAAAGTAGAAGCAGTAGTAGTTACTACAGTAGTTAAACATAGGAGCAACTTAAGTTATGGCAATTGACGAAAAGAGTATTTACCTAGTAGACGGAGGGGACTATCAGGTCTACTGCTTCGGCTACACACAAGCACGCACAGTGACCAATGACATCATGAAGCGGGACCCTTGGGGTGGTATACCCTTTGTGTACCAACAGGACCAGCTGGAGGTGTCCTTTGATGACAAGGGCAACGTGGTGATGCCTAGGGTCGTACTGGACAGAATCCTATTTTTAGCCAGTGACGAACTGCCGGAGGGCGAGGGTTGAACATGGTATGACAACAGAGCAGGAACTTGAACAATGGATACGGGACAACCCGTGGAAGGCCAACGTAATCTACCCTGCAGGAGGCATAGGGTTTATGATGTTCATTATGTACACTTGCATGCAAATCATTGATTCTTTTTTGACAGGCACAATTGTATAGTGTATACTAATAGTATGTTCTGAGTAATTCAGAGCTAAAACCAAAACTAACGGAGATTATTCCATGACAGCAGTAACAGTAGAAGGTGTAGTTAACTTCAGCAACCTGACAGCACATGACGTGTTCAACGGTCAGTCCACTGGAGCCTACTCAATGACAGTAACATTGTCAGAAGAGGACGCAGCAGAGCTTTCAGCCAACGGTGTCAAGATCAAGGACTACCAAGGCAACAAGCAACGCAAGTTCAAGTCAAAGTACGACATCAAGGTCTTTGACGACGAGGGCAACCCGTACAACGGGGAAGTCCCTTACAACTCTCGTGTACGTCTGAAGTACAAGCTGGGTCAGCCTCACCCAGTGCATGGCGTAGCGACCTACCTTGAGGCGGTCAAAGTCCTAGAAGAAGCAGAGATGGCTGTGGGTGATGCCGCAGACTTCTAAGTTCCTTAGGCACGAGAGTTGTCCGGAGTGTGGTTCTTCGGACGCTCTCGCTATCTATGACGACGGGGGCCAACATTGTTTTGGCGCTGGTTGTGACTATCACGTTCACGGTGGAGACCAAGGCATGACCTCAGAATTACCTCAGGCCAAGCCCCTTAATTTCAGGGGAGTGGTCTCAAGCATACCCCAACGGCGCATATCTCAGGATACTTGTGGGCGCTACGGGGTCACCGTGGAGTACACTTCCACAGGCGAAATAGAGAAGCACTACTACCCCTACTATGACCTTTCTACGGGAGACCTGTGCGCGGCAAAGGTACGCGAGGTTAAGACCAAAGGGTTCATGTCAATGGGGGACGTTGGTAACGTCGGGTTCTTCGGGCAACAACAGTGCAACCGTGACACCTACATAACGATTACTGAGGGCGAACTGGACGCCTTGGCAATCTATGAGATGTCTGGGAAACAATGGGACGTAGTCTCACTTAGGTCGGGTGCATCCAATGCGGCTAAGGAGATCAAGACCCAACTGGAGTGGCTCGAAAGCTACGACACAGTGGTCCTCTGCTTCGACAACGACAAAGCAGGAGAAGAAGCAGTAGAGCAGGTCAAGGACCTCTTCAGTCCTGACAAGCTGAGGATCTGCAAGTTACCACTAAAAGACGCCAGTGATATGCTCATGGCGAACAGGGTCAAGGACTTTACGCAACACTGGTGGAACGCGAAGGTCTACAGACCCGACGGTATCGTAGCGGGTACTGACACATGGGACAAGCTGGTAGAAAAGAGAAACGTAAAGTCAATACCTTATCCTTGGGAGGGGCTTAATCACATTACAAGAGGTCACAGGCCCTATGAACTCGTTACGATCACAAGCGGCAGTGGTATGGGAAAGTCCCAATTTATCAGAGAAATCGAGTATGATCTTCTACGCCGATGCGAAGGCAATATTGGAGTCTTGGCGCTTGAGGAAGATTTGGCCCGAACAACGCTTGGTATCATGTCGGTGGCGGCAAACAGGCCGTTACACTTGGAAGAGGACACGCCAGTGGACCAGCTTCGACCGTTTTGGGAGAGCACACTGGGAACAGGACGTTACTACCTATTTGACCATTGGGGGTCAACGTCGGCTGATAACCTCCTCTCCCGTGTTCGCTACATGGCAAAAGCACTTGACTGCAGGTACGTCATACTGGACCACCTGTCCATCGTCGTCAGTTCCCAAGAGTCCGGAGACGAAAGGAAAGCCATTGACGAGATCATGACCAAGTTGAGGACTCTGGTGGCGGAGACAGGCATTTGTCTGTTCCTCGTGTCACACCTCAGGCGATCCCAAGGTAAGGCACACGAGGACGGTGCTCAGATATCCTTAGGTGAGCTACGTGGTTCACAGGCCATTGCACAGTTGTCCGACATTGTCATAGGTATGGAAAGGGACCAGCAGAATGAAAACCCAGATGTCCGTAACACAACCACAGTCAGAGTCCTGAAGAACCGTTACACTGGTGATACAGGGCCTGCCTGCTGGTTAGCCTACGACAGAAACACTGGGCGTCTCACTGAAGTCCCTAATCCACACATTGGGAGTGACTTTTGATATACCTTGACTTGGAAGCTAACGGTCTGACTCCTGACACCATCTGGTGTGTTGTGACTAGGGAAAACGGAGAAACTGAGGTGCATCTGGACCAAAGGTCCCTCAGAAAGGCTCTAGAAGGCTCTGTGAGCGTTTGTGGACACAACCTGATAGGCTACGACCTCCCAGTGCTAGAACGTCTCTGGGGCGTTTCTGTGGCTCCTGAGCGCATAGTGGATACGCTAGTGTTGTCACGTTTGTTCGACCCAAGCAGACAGGGTGGACACTCTTTGAGGTCATGGGGTGAAACCCTAGGCTTCCCCAAGGGTGACCACAATGACTGGTCTAGGTTGTCACAAGAGATGATCGACTACTGCATACAGGACGTAGCAGTCACAGAAGCAGTGCACAAAAGGCTGACCAGAGACATGGCAGAGTTTGACTCAAAGTCAATCGAGTTGGAACATCAAGTGCAGTACGCTGTACAACAACAGGAACGCAACGGTTGGCTCTTGGACCAGCAACTGTCGCACGAACTACTAGCAACATTTAAGGAGAGGATGAATGAAATTGAAGAGGAATTACAGGAGAAGTTTCCTCCGGTTGTACATGAACGCTATTCGGAGAAAACCGGTAAGCGTCTTAAGGATCGAGTTGAAGTGTTTAATGTCGGGTCTCGTCAGCAGATTGCGCGTAGGTTATCGACGCTTGGTGTGGTCTTCGATAAGGTTACGGAGAAAGGGAATCCCATCGTTGATGAGGCTGTACTAGACACCATCGACCTGCCAGAGGCCCGATCCGTAAGTGAGTACTTGATGCTACAAAAGCGATACGCACAGGTACACTCATGGTTAGAGCATGTGCAGGACGACGGAAGAGTTCATGGTCGTGTCATTAGCAACGGCGCAGTCACTGGACGTATGACCCACCAGAGTCCCAACATGGCGCAAGTCCCAGCAAGCCACAGCCCCTATGGGCACGAGTGTCGCTCCTGCTGGACTGTACCCGAAGGGAAGAAGTTAGTAGGTTTCGACGCTAGTGGCCTTGAGCTGCGGATGTTGGCACATTACATGGACGATAAGGAGTTTACAAATGTCCTCCTCACCGAAGACGTACACACAAGAAACCAAATGGCTGCAGGGCTTGAAACAAGACCTCAAGCTAAAACTTTCATCTACGCTTTCCTCTACGGAGCAGGAGATGCAAAGATCGGAACTATCGTTGGTGGAAGCGCAAAGGACGGCGCAGAACTTAAGCGACGATTTCTATCAAATACACCTGCTCTTGAAAGTTTACGAGAACGCGTTACTAGAGCTTCTGGGAGAGGCTATCTCACAGGACTTGATGGACGAAGGCTTAGAGTTCGATCTGAACATGCTGCATTGAATACGTTGTTGCAGGCTGCTGGGGCTATCGTTATGAAGAAGGCCCTAGTTATACTGGACGACTACGCACAGCAGTGGAAGCTAGACTATAAACTAATAGGAAACATACATGATGAAGTACAATCGGAGGTGGCTGCAGACCAAGCAGAGAAGTACGGCTGGCTCGCAGTGGAGTGCCTCAAGGCGGCAGGTTTGGAATACAACCTCAGATGCCCTCTTGACGGAGAATACAAAGTCGGAGCAACATGGGCAGAAACCCACTGAGGTAAACGTATGAACTATAAAAGAGGTGAAGGCAAGTACTACAAGGACAACCCCGAAGCAGTTTGGAAACGGGACCAGACAAAGATGTGGGTAAACGGTAAGTACATACCTAAGTCACATCCGTTGCACAAACCCGGACGTTACAAGAACTTTGAAGACGCTGCCTTTAGTAGTTTAGCAAAGTACGAAACCAGTGTGGAAGGTCAGGTGTACGTAATTGTCAATCCTAACTTCTCTGAGTGGGTAAAGGTAGGTATGGCAGTTGATTCCGAAGACCGACTGAACGGGTATCAGACTTCTTCTCCTTTCCGCGACTACGCTCTAGTTTCTTCATGGGACGTGAACGACCGTAGAGCAGCAGAGACAGAAGCACACATCGAACTACAAAAGCTGTACGAAAGACGCAGCGAGTGGTTTAAATGCACACCAGAGCAGGCTCAAGGGGTTGTTTCTGGGATAGCGAGGAACTACCAATGAAAAGTGTCTACACATTAGTCTCCGACATCTATCAATTGATGGAGACGAAAGAAGTAGCAGAAGGCGTAGATCTGGAGTCTGCTATTGATCTCTTCGGAGAAAACGTCAAGGAACTCATGCGTAACGAGTTTGGTGGACGTAAGCGGGACGGTCGTAAGCTACGTATGTCCAACATTGGACGTGAGGATCGCTACTTGTGGAACGTCTACAACGACGTAGAAACGTCCGACGACATACAGGGACATACCTACGTCAAGTTCCTCTACGGCCATCTCATTGAAGAGATGCTGTTATTCCTAACGAGGGCCGCAGGCCACGAGGTTACAGATGAACAGAAAAAGTGTGAAGTTAACGGTATTAGTGGGTCTATGGACTGCAAGATCAACGGCATTGTCACTGATGTTAAAAGCGTGTCAACTTATGGGTTTAGAAAGTTCAAAGACGGCAGTCTCGCTTATGATGATCCGTTTGGCTACGTTGCTCAAATTAAGGGCTATGCAGCGTCAGAAGGCGAAACTCGATATGGCTGGTTAGCAATGGACAAGCAGAATGGTCACCTGACGTACCTCATGTACGACGAGAACGATACTCAGGCCCCTGTGTACGACCTGATTAAGTTTGACATATCGGAGCGTATTGACCATGTAAAAAAGCTAGTGGAGCATCCAACCCCGCCAGACGTATGCTACGGCACTATCGACGATGGAAAGAGTGGGAACCAGAAACTCGCCGTCGGATGCTCCTACTGTTCCTACAAAAAGGTATGTTGGCCTTCCGTTCGCGCCTTCGCCTACTCCTCAGGTCCAAGATATTTAACGGAGGTTATCAATGAGCCGAAGGTCCCAGAAATCAACATTTAGAAGCACGTTTGAAGAAGATGTCAGCAAGATACTGAAGGAGTTTGACTATGAACCGTTCACAGTTCCATACACTATTGAGCGTAGCTATCGTCCTGACTTTGTTCACAGTGCTTCTGGTGTTCTTGTCGAGTGCAAAGGGTACTTCAGGGACGGAGATACCAAGAAGTACACCAGCGTCAGAGACAGTTTGCCAGAAGGACAGACACTGGTCTTCGTACTAATGCAGCCCAACAAGAAAATACGAAAAGGTGCCAAAATGACAATGTCACAATGGTGTGACAAAGAGAACATTTTATGGTATACTATAGAGACACTACAGGAGTTGATCGACCATGTCACTAACACTAGAGGAAATTAAGGAACGCCTCTTAAAAAACCTAGACCCAGACGACCTGCTGGAGGCCCTACAGATAACCTCAGAAGAGATGCTGGACAGGTTTGAAGACAAACTAATCAACAGACTAGATGTGTTTGAAGAGGAGCTAGAGGATGAAAAGAATGAGTATTGATGATGCGACTCCTGCAGAGTGGGACGGTATTTCTGTACTGACGAAGAAGTCGAAGCAGGTAGACCCTGTGGAGCAACCTGACCACTACAACAAAGGAGCAATCGAAGCCATCGAAGCAATCAAAGCGTCCATGCCTGAACACGAGTTCAAAGGTTATCTCAAGGGTAACGCACTAAAGTACCTCTGGCGCTATGACTACAAAGGTAAACCAGTTGAGGACTTACGTAAATGCCGTTGGTACATCGACAGGCTAATCAAAGAACTCAATGATTAGTCCTTGTGTACAGCAATGTAAACTAGTGGACAACCAGTGTACAGGCTGCGGCAGGACAAGAGAAGAGATCACTAACTGGACAACATATACAGACGAACATAGGAGTAACATAATTGGACGCTTATCAACAGTACA